AAAAAGTTATTAAGGGAAGGTTTGATGGCAGAAGTATCGATAAATGATGTTTCCGCTAAAAATTTTAATATTGATGAAATAATTAAGCATTGGTTATTTTCTTCACCTGAAACACCTGTACATTTATTTAAGTATGAAATGCAAGATGATTATAATTTATCAAATGAGGAAAAAGAATCTTTAATGGATGCTGATGAGGATGAAATATTAGATTCCGAAAGATTTAAAAAATGGATAAGATATGAGGCTGAATACCGCATAGAAAATGCATTAGAAGAAATTGGTTATAAAATTAATGGTGGTGTGATAACTATTTGGCGTGAAATGGTGGTTGACTCTAAATGGATTAAATCTTTAGCTAGAGAGGGTCAACGACTTGGTAAGTATTGGTCATTCGAACAAGGTGCTGCTGAAGCGCATTGGGGTGGTGTTGGTGAACATAAAATACAAATACAAACATCTGTCAGAGAAGAACATATTGATTGGCAAGAAACCATTGAAGCTAATACAGATTTAGATATTGGTGAAGATGAAAAAGAAATTACCTTATTTAAAAACACACCGTTAAAAATCGAAGCTCTTACCATTGATGGTAAAGACTTTGATGTTAGTGGTTTATTTAATAAGGTTTTTAAAGCTTAACCTTTTCTTTCATCAACTTGTGAAGTAATTTCAAAAGTAAGTATGTTTTTAGTGGTCTTAACCTCATAATTTGATGTTGCTCTAACATCTAAAAAATATTGATTTGGTACTAAACTTTGGGTATCTAAAAGAAAATAGTTGTAATTGAAACTCTTATCAATTTCTTTATAATCAATCACAGAATATTCAGCCTTACCTTCTCTGACATAAAGTCTATATTCTATAGAAGTTAAATCTTGTTGGTCATCAACTGTATAAGGTACTCTAGCATTAACCCTAACTTTTCTAACGTCACCACGTTTAATTCTTTCACCATCTTTAATTCCAGAAACAAACAATTTATAATCTTTTGGTGTTGAAGAGTCTGCACCAATATTGTAGTATTCCATTGAATCTTTTAATTCAAAGTCTAATTCGATTGCTGGTCGTGTAATTCCGTTAATTGTTATACCAGACCAAATATCTTCATATAATACACATCCAAACTCTGTTGTTGGTACTTGTAATTCGATTGAATAAACACCAATATCTTCCTTAGTAATACCTGAAGATGTAAAAGCTGAGAAAGTGTCTCCTTGTTCATCTAATATGGTTACACCCATCCCTGACATTGAATCAACATCACGAGGAACTCCACCCACATTTACATATAAATAAAGTTTATTTAATTTATCCATATAGAAATTAGCTCTATCGTCTTTTATAGAGTTTTCATAAATTGTTTCTACATATGGCTCATAGAATGTTTGTGTATGTCTAGTAAAGAATCCAACATACTGTAGATTATCAGTAACGGTATTTTCGAAACCTTCATCAAATGCTAAACCAAGGCCGTTGTTCGTATCACCAGTAAGGTAACCATTAACAAGGTCAGTAATATCCATTTCAAGGTTTTCTGTACCATCTTCAAAACTTTGTGTTGTCACTATTGTTACACCCGTCCACGCACTAAAGGTTCCAGCACCATCAGTCCAAGGCGTTCCAGTTCTAGCATCCACCCAATTAGATGGTTCTTGACTAAATACTGTTGCATCACTAGATGAGAAATATTTTTGTCCAGCAAAATCATATCCTACACCTTCATCCCACACATCATTTACCGCAAATAGATTTAAATCAAAAGATGATGTTCTATCTTTACCATCACCAGTTTGTTGTCCTAAAAGTGATGCGTCAAATGTACCAGTGTTGGTCATTCTAAGCGTGTGCTTTAATTTGGTTAAATCAGGGTACATACCTCTAGCCCTTAAATCAATTATTCTTTGTATATCAAATTGAAAGATGTATCTCGTAAATAGAGGTGCATTTATCTCGGTATTTCCACCATAGAATAATTCAGCCACAGGATTTTTACCTGTATTTTCAGCCCTATTATATACTAAAGTATTGTTTCTATCAAAGTACGTTCTAATTACCATCGTTTGTTTTAAATATAAATATCAAGTTTTTTAGTTAATTTTGATATTTTTCGATAAGAATGACTGTAAATCATATTCTAATAACCTATCAATATCATTGGCTCCAGAGGCATCTTGTGGTTTCATACCAGGGTATGCGTGAACATGATTAATAAAAGCTTCAATTAATACTTGTAAGAATTCTATTAAATCATCACCAAACACAAGCGGGTGCGCCTCACTGATTATTTTTTGTAATTCAAGGTCTGAAATTGTACTATCTTGGTCATTTAATACAAATCTTGGACTACCATTTTTATGTGTTAATAAGTTAATTTTATTACTAACAACATTTATAGCACCACCTGTCTCAGCATTTGTATTTTCCGTTGCGGGAACTAAAGTAACATCATGCTTAATTTGAATGTATGACGGGTTTACTTTATTAAACCTTGGAATGTCACCTCTAGCAACGCTGGCATCAAATTGACCAGCTCTAATTAAAACTTCTTTTTCTTTTAATACAACATCTGAATTATCTCTACCTTGAAGTGCTATGTCATTCACATTTGGATATACACCTCTATTTTCTGGTATTGTAAAGGGTGATGGTTGTGGTTCTTTAATACCACTATCTAAAGTGGATTTAGCAGAATATAAATCACTATCCTTAAATAAGAATTGTGGTTGTGAAATGATAGGACCTATATACATCCTATCAATATTCGGATTTTTTAAATCAGGTAAAAATATAAGTACAGTTTCACCAACCTTTGGTACAACATGTAATTGTTTTTGTACCATAGGAAATGCAAAGGGAAGGTTATTCAAAGATACAGCATCATCAACACCGATGATTCTAACTTGAATCCTATTTGCCCCAAGTGTGTCTTGGTTTGACACTACTTTACCATAGTAAAATATAGTTGTTTCTAACCTACGGCCAGCACCTCTATTATATATACTATTACCTGGAAATGCATACTTACTCATTATCTACTATAATTTAATCTTGCGTCTAAAACTTTTTTAGAATCCAAATAATCTTTATCCATTTGGTCCAATTGTTTCATTAACTTTTCAATCCTTGTTCCGAGTTTAGCAATCTCAGTTTTTTTTGATTCATATTCTTCATTCATTTGAATATGAGCCGCCATTATTTCGTTATTTGTTTTTTCTTCCCAATTATTCATAATTATCTAATTACTCCACTACCCGATGCGATATTTGATGTCACACCTTGACTTATTATCGGACCACCTAAGTTACCAACACCTGTAGTTATTACTTGAACACCAGGTGGAATTGCTATTTCTATCTTAGCTTCTGTCATTAAAGCATTAACAACTTCTTCAACTATTATCACAATCATAGGTTCCATAATATTATTATTTTCTGAAAATATGTCACCAGCTGGTGCACCAGCTTCTCCTTGTCTAGCAATAACTCTTGATGCAATATTAGTTGGGCTTAAACCAGGTCTTAATGTTGCGCCAACCACTAGTAATTGTGGTGGTAACGGGTTAATTGGAGTTCTAGGAATATTGAATGCCGCCTTAAGCGTTTCAATAACTGTTTTCATACTACTTACCATATCATATTAACTTAAACCAGATATATTTCTCAACGTATCTGTTGGTGAACCAAGAAGACTCGCTAATTGAGCTTTTTGGTTCTTAACTCTTTCAATTTGAGTTTTTATTATATTTTCAGAAACTAAAGTTTTAACTTCTCTTAATACTCTTTCTAGAATGATTGATACCACGGCCTCACGCACAGATGTTAATACCGTTGTTATTAAGACCTTATTCTTTTTCATGAAGTCTTCAACTGAAGTAAATGTTGAACCATATATTATCGAATGATTAACCGCTAAGATTGCGATTAGCTTTGGTGATAAAATCACACTAACTAAAGCATTCATTATTGTCTTAAGCATAGTCTCAATAAAATTTAATTGTACACTAAATTTATCATTTGAATTTACATTACTTGCTGATTCTTGAGCTAAGGTATCTAATGACCTTCTAACAATAGTAGTTTTCTGCTCAATTAATTCAGGTGATGTAGAACCATTAAACGGTTCAAGTTCTAAATCTAAAGCAGCAATTGATTCAAATGGAATTCTTGATTCTACATTATCACAAGTTGCCACTACTGTAAAACCTTTTCGTCTTAATTCAGCTCGACCTTCTATATCTGAAATTTCTTCATTTGTAAATTGAAAGAAACTATCATCGATTATTACATCTTCATCGGCATTAATAATTCTATTAATAATATCATTAATCTTTTCTTCTGTTTCAATAGTTCTTTTATTTTTATTAACTTTTAAACTGATTGAACCAAATATTGATTCAATTATAGAGTTAATTAATTTATTGGTATTGAATAATTTAATACTATCGATGTAAGTATTGTTGAAATCTGTTAATTTATCAGAACCTAATGTATTTGAAGGTTTAAAATTAACAACATTATTGGGTAAATTAATGTTTGAAGATTGTTGCGTGAAATTAACATTTAAAATATCACTACCAAGTGTTTGATTACCCCATGAACTTGTACCGCCATTATCTTGTATTACTTCATATAAGAAAGTGTTGAAGTCTGTACTATTGGTACCAGTATTCACATCATTATATAGTAATCTCCCAGCTTCAGTTGTTGGGTCAACTTTAAATAAATCAAGAAGGTCTATCTTCCTTAACTCCAAATCAATACCGTCATTTATAAATGAGTTTGGTAGTGTAGGATTAATTCCACAACTTACGAGTTGTTTTAAAGCCTTTTTAAGAGCTTTTTTCACTTCATCCTCTATATCGTCTAGATTATGAGTTAAAACGTCTATAAGACTCTCTTTTAAAGCCTCAAAGCCTATTAAAGCCTTAGTTAAGTCAACTAGAAACTCTAAACTGTTTGTTGCTTTAGATATTGAAGGTAAGGAATTAGAAATGGAGAATTTAGGGAATCCTTCAGCGGAAACCCTTAGAGCGGCTATTTGGCCGAATATTTCAGCTTTTTCTCTAGTAACATCCATTTAAAAATTATTTGATATCTTCGTTTCCCTTTTCTTTTATTAACTCTCTAATTCTAGCAAAGCTATCCGTGTTAACACTCTCACCATTTGATTCAATTACTTCAGATAAGCTACCATTATGTTTAATTAAATCTGCTTGAAGTTTAGCAACATCTAATTTTGCTTTAATTCCAGAATCTTTTAATTTAAGTGCATCAGTTTTAGCTTTCGCTATTTTAGCCCAATCATCAACATCCTCTGGGTCAGGACCAGCGGCCACTTCATTAACTACACTTTGTGCATCTTTAATTTGGTTACACGCATCGTTGTAAACTTCTTGCAATAATCCTTGTAAAGAACCATTACTATTAACTTCTATTTGTTGTTTTTTTCTTCTTGGCATGATATATTGTTTATTTATAAATAGCTGAATTTGAAGTTTTAGTCAATATATGAAAAATTGATAAGGATTATAAATAACCCTTATCAATCTTATCTGTTTTAACTAATCCGTAAATAGTTTTATATCTACGCATTGCAATTCTAATATCTTTGGTCACTAGACCTGTATATTCTCTAATAGTACCAAGTATACTATTCTTATTGAATTTTGAACTCTTGTTTAGGGTGGCGAAGAGTGTTTCCCAATCACCTAAGATGTAAAGTAAGGCTTCACCCACTTTACGTTCGTTTTCACTCATCTTTTTCTTTTCAGTACCTTCTAACTCTAATTCAGTTTCAATCTCACCACACATGGTTTTAATCAAATCACCTAATCCATAATCAGTTTCTGATAGATGATAAACGTATTCATCTTTCTCATGTACCTTTGAAAGTGATGATGTGAAGTCAGTTGTTTGTTTTCTATATTTATCGTCTTTAATTAATAGACCTAGTATGTAATGTTTACAAATTGTTCCATAATAAGAATAAGCTCTTTTACCTTTTTCAGGCTTAAATTTATCAGCCTTAAGAATAAGGTAAGATAAAGTATCACTGTGTAGGTTATCAAAGGTATGACCTTTTCTATATAATTTGTAACGTCTAATGATAGATTCTATCATAGTGTCAAAAGCATTTCTAAGGTGCTTATTATAAATTCTATTTCTTTGAATAGGGTCTTCTGTATTTAAAAATTCTACTACTGCTTGTTCTTGTTCAGGTCCGAAGTATAAACCTTTAGTTCTTTTTCGTCCTCTTTTTTTTGCCATTAAATTTACTCAGTTTTTTCATAAAGAACATTCCTATCTTTCACATGGAAATATTCTTTTTTGGCTAAAGATAACCACCATCTAGATTCGTCCATGGACAATTCTTTTTTGTATTGGTCAAATAGGCTACCTTCCCTGTTATTTACATGCTTATACCCAAGTTTTGGTATTACCATGACTTTACATGAGTTGTATGTGAATCTTAATAAGAATTCACTGATGAAACTAAGTTTAATACTTTCCTTTACACCACCATATTCTTCATAAGCATCTTTTAACATAGCCATCCCATCAATATTGAAGTTTTGATATCTTAATAACGCTGCATTATCCAGAAAACCTAACTCTTCTGAAAATTGTGAAGCCCAAACAGCTTCATTAGTAAACCCTAAGAAACTTCCATCTACATTTACATCTAATACCATTGGTAAGAAAATTTGAGTGTCTGGATAAGCTTCTCTATATTTGATTACATTACTAATCCAAATATCACCCATTTCATCATCTTGCTCTAAGAAAACAAACCATTTGGTTTTACAATTTTTAACACCGATATTTAATTGTGATGCGAAACTTGTAGATTCTTTATGTGTAGTTGTTACAATTTCCAAATCATTAAATTGAGAAGAAACTTCTCTAAGAATTTTTTGGTCATCCGAATTAGCCCCAACTATAAAATTTACATAATCTGGCTTAACTCTTTGTCTAGATATTGACTTTATAGCATTTATTAATAATCCCTCATCTACGTTATAAATAGGGATGATTACAGTTATATCATTTTTTTCTTTATTATTGCTCATCTTTAACTTCTTTTTTATCTTTTAACTTTAACAACGCTTCGAATTCTTCTCTTCTATTGTTAATTAATTTAGAATAAACAGCCTCAATAATTTTAGCTTGTTTTTCTTCAGTGTATTGACCTTTTGATTTACTAGCACCATCAATTAAATCTTGTGGTACGTTATCTTCTAACCACACTCTCATAAATTCTGAGATTAAGTTAGGTATAGCCAATTCATTATTTGTCCAAACACCATTATCATTAAGTTTAATTTCCTCTGCCGTTGAACCTTTATCTTCCATCCATTCTGGAATAAGAGCTGGAATTTTACCAATAATTGGTGTATCACACTCCATAGCCTCTAATGGGAACGTCCCAAAGCTTGAAATATCGTCAACCCAAACTGCTAAACATGACTCACCTAAAGTCTTAGCAAACGTTTCTTTTGGAAGACCTCTAAGTTCTCTAAATGTAATCCACTTATACATTGGGAATTGTAGATAGAATGACTTAACAATTTTTAATGCGGTCTTTTGGTCTCTAGTTAAAATAGATATGATAGGTTTTTTAGGCTTATCTGACGCTTTAAAATAATCTGGAATTGATGGTGGAATTATATGGGTATCAATTTGAGGGAATAAATCTTTAATATATTCCGATTGTCTTTCTGATGTTGTAATAACATCTCTAAACCCGTAACTTAAATCCCATCTCATTCCAATCGCTAACAATTCTAAGATGTATGTATATGATTGTGATAAAACAATTTTCTTACAATTGAATTCTTTCACACTTTCCATTACATTAGCAAAAATCTCAGGGATGATTATATAATCAATAGCTGATAAATTTAAGTTTTGTTCTTCAATTGAAACGTGAGGAAGGTTAGCATATTCTTGACCTAACCATTCACCAACACCGTGGTAATCACTCTTTTCATGCAATATACTTGCCTTATAGCCTAAATCATTCAACACTTTTACATGTTGGTAAATATTGGCAACACCACCAGTTGGGTTACCTTTAGTATCTAATGTGAAGAAATATAATCCAAAATCGTTATTATCAATTTTTTCTATAAATTCTACCACTTTAACTTGTTTTTCGTTATTATCCATTTTTTTTTAATCTAATTTTCTTAATATGTTATAAAACAATAATGTGTTGAACGCTAACTTGAATCTTGTGCTCATCTTCGTTAAGTTCCTTGAACCTAATTTATCGTCGTAATCTTCTTGAACTGTATCGCCAGAAGCTAAATCTTCAATGAAATTTCTAATGATTTCAAATCTAACACCGTTAATTTCTTTATGTTTAATATTATCTTCTTCAGTACTTTCGGTTGAAAGTAAGACATTTTCCTCATTATAAATTCGGGTTATTGTTTCCGTTTTTTGAATATTACTTGATACATCACCATCTTCCATTGATAGAAAATTATCAATCACTTCAAAGTCAATGTAATATAATTTACCGTGTATCTTAAGCATCTATAATTTCATTAAATTTAATTTCGTCATCAATAAATTGGAAGATATTATCTAGCTCATAATCAGCTTTAACATCTTTATTATAACTGGCGTTTATTTTAACTGAAATTTTACCTTCAGGTTTATTTTCCAATGCAATTGGATTTGCTGTTAACAATACATCCGCATAATCCCACATTTTCGATGTATCATTTAAAAATCTGATTGCGTCACCAGTAAAACCTAACTTTGATAAAAAGAATAAAGTTGAAGGTCTACTCTTATGAGCATCACGACTTAAAATAATAATTTCATGTTCTTCATAATCGTTTATATCAGAAATGAATTTATTCAATTTTGGGATAATGTTATTATGCAATTGGTCAGCATGTGCGAAAATCTCCATTGGGGATTCGCTGTATAAAAATTCGTTTAGTTTTGTCTCACTATCGAATTTAAAGAACTTTATCAGGTCGAACTCATCAACATCAACCATTTCCATATCTTCACCATAATACTTCGTATAGACGTATTTTAATTGGCCGATAAAGTCTCTTATTACTTCATTTAATGTAATTCCTATTTGAGCCATTTTAATTTTATTTTTAATATACTACCTAAATATAAAATATGTATATATTTTTATTTATTATTTACTTTTAATGAAAATTAATCGTATTTATTAAATGGGTCAACAAAATTATCTTCTTCACCACTCTTTTTATAGTTATTAACTATTTTTGTAATCAATGGATTACGAACAATGTCATTTTCATCAAATTCAAAGAAACCTATTTCAGAGATGTTATTATGCCTATTCATAGCATCATATAACCCACTTTGTCGGCTATCTCGATACTTATCAGATTGGTCCATATCACCAGAGACCACATACTTTGAACCATAACCGATTCTAGTTAATATAGTCTTCATCTGCCTAGAAGATGTGTTTTGAGCTTCTTCTAATAATAAAATTGAATTATCGATAGTTTTACCTCTAATAAAACCAAGTGGTTCAACTATTAATTCTTCAGACTCTTCTAATTTAATTCTACTTTCTTTTCCGATAATTTTATCAACGATGTCGATTGATGACGCTAAGTATGGGGCCATCTTTTCTTTTAAATCACCTGGTAAAAACCCTAAGTTCTCTTCAGCTTCAACAGCTGGTTTTACCACGATAATTTTGTTGTAGGAGTTTGTGTTGTCTTGTAATAATTGTAAAGCTACTGCTATGGCCACATAAGATTTTCCAACACCAGCTGGGCCTGAACAAAAAACAATTTCATTTTCACGTATTAATTTTGCAAATTCTTTTTGTTTTACGTTTTTACATTTTAAAGTTACTTTTTTAGGTATGATAACATTCACTTCTCTTACCTTGGAACTACGTTTAGTAGTTTCCGTTGTACTTCCTCGTTTTCTAGTCATAAAAAAATGTGAGCTTTATTTGATAAACTCACATTTAATATAATTACAAAAATAAAAAAATAAACTACTTCTTTAAATTTTTTGGTGCTTTACTAGCATATTTCTTTTCTAAGTCGTCTAATTTATGTTTATTAAAGATAAATTCACCATCGACTAATGGTCTTACCATAAATTTAATCACGTAGTGACCATCATGTTCAGTGACTTTATAAAACTTTTCAACTTCATATATAAATTCCAATCCATTTGCAGCACCAATTGCTTTATTTGTAACGAATCCTATTTTATCAACATCAACGATATCTGAAGACCTTGGATTTTTCATCACTTTTTTTATTTCACTAATAAGTAATCTTGTTTTTCTATCAAATTCATCTGGATATTTTGAGATGTAGAATTCTATTAACTTTGTACCGTCACCAACATCTTTAACCACTAATTTTTTAGTGTATTGTTCGATTTCAAATTTTGGTCTAAACTCCCTATGTATGATAATTGCTTTATCACTTTTCATTGAAGATACCATATCATTGAAAGATATCTCACCAAGGCTTTTATCACTACTTACAATAATGTCTTTATCCTTAACTACCAAGTCATGTCTATCCTCTCTATTATCAATTTCTATCCCATCTTCATGTAAATTAAGTTTTTCATTACTAAGAGCTTCACTAGTTGATTTTACATCATCATCATTATTAATTATTAATTCAACTTTATATGAGTCAGTTTTATCTACATTTACATTTCTAATAAGTTGCCTTGCATGTTCTGTTGTTTCAGTTATTGGTAAACCATCTTCATCATAACCAACAATTTTTGTAGATAGATTTTGAGTAGCATTTAGAATTTTATACATTCTCCAGCGCATCTCTTTAATTTCCATTGTGAGAACACCTTTTAACATATTATCACCCATGGAACCTTGTTCCATAGTTTCATTTAGACTACCTTCACCACCTAGAGCGTCAGAGACTTGATTTAAAGACGATTTCTCGACTCTTGCTAGTGCTAGTGATAGCATTGCCATTTTTCTTTTAAGATAACCTGTTATATTCATTCTTTTAGTTTATTATAGTTCTGTGTAATTATTAATTATTGGTTCTACATATATGTTAGTTACTGGTTTTCCAAGATATTTTTTTTGATAATCTTTTCTAATTTTTGATAACATACCTGTCTTTTCATTATTACAAAGTGATTGATTATGTTGTCTATAATAAAAAAGTTTTT